ACGCGCCGTTTTATAATAAGCCGTTGAACCTTATGTTATGGCAAAAAGCGTTTTTTGAGGCGATTTATTCGTTTCGCGAAAAGTCAACGGGTTTATTGCTTATCAACGAAGCGTTGCTTGAAGTTGCGCGAAAGAACGGAAAAACGACTATGATTGCGGGCGACGCGGACACGGATTTATTTATCGGCGAGGGCGGAATAAATGTTTGTTGCGCGAGCAACGACGACCGACAAGCGAAACTTATATGGACGGAAGTCGCGGGTATGCGCAAGCGGTTAGACCAGCGCGACGAAATAACGTCAAATAACCTTGTCGAGATCAGAAACAACGCCCGAAATATAAAAGTCTTTCGGTTAAGTTCTAAAACGCAAAATAAGGACGGTTTCAATTTTAAGAAAGCGTATCAAGACGAAGCGCACGATTGCAAAGACGACGAAATCGCCGAAGCGTGTCAACGGTCAATGAGTACGCACGACGAGCATTTATTTATTACAGTTTCGACAAACGGGTTTTTGAATGATATGTATTTCGACAAAAAACTCGCGTATGCAAATAAATGGCTTGACGGCGAAATTGATAACCCGCATTATTTACCGTTTTTATTCGAGCAGGACGACGAAGCGGAAGTTTGGAGCGGCGACCGCGAATTATGGCAAAAGGCGAACCCGTCTTTGATTTACGGCGTTAAAAAATATTCGTTTATAGAGCAATCTATAAGCAAAGCGCAAGTCGATAAAGAAAGTCGTATGCACCTTTTGACAAAAGACTTTAATATTAAGGTTTCAAACTCGAAAGCGTGGCTTACGTTGGAAGAATACGACTATCCGCAAGAACCGTTTACGCTTAAAGATTTTCGCGGGGGCGTATGTTTGGGAGCGGTCGATCTTTCGGATTGCGGCGACTTAACGGTCGCGCTTGCGTTATTGCAAAAGCCCGACAGCGACGAAAAGTTTATTGTTCCGCAGTTCTTTATTCCCGAAAGCAAATTAAAGGATAAAGATAACGGCGCAAAATATGCCGAGTGGAGCAGAACAATAAACCCGCAAACGGGCGAAACGTACATAAGAGTTGAAAAGGGAAACAAGATAAATCAAAAGGCGGTTGCCGATTGGTTTCAGTCTTTAAGAGATAAATACGAGATTGAGCCGTTAAATATCGGTTACGATCCGTGGCACTCGGACGTTTTTCTTTTATGGTGTGATAAAAAAACGGGTTACGGTTTCCCGACAATGAAAATATATCAAAACTCGAAACTTATGTCGTTTCCTATGAAAACCGTTGAAAGAGACTTAAACGCGCGACTTATAAATTACGGCAATAATCCCGTAATGAAGTATTGTTTTAATAATATGAGCGCGAAAATAGTAGGCGATTTGATAATGCCCGAAAAAATAGACGGGCAATACAGCCGCAAAATTGACGGCGTGGTAGCGTTGATAATTGCATACGCAACGCTCGAAAAGAACGAAACAAACTTTACGGCTTACGTCAGGAGGTAAAAACTTTGGGTTGGTTAGATAAAATATTCAGCAAGGCGAAACGCCCGAAAAATGCGAATATGAACTTAAACGTATCTATGAAAGGATACGAGCCGACCTTTACCGCGTTCGGCGAAATAACTTTGCAATCGGATATTATATTGTCGGCGATAAAAATGAAGCAGCGGTTTTTTGGGAAACTTGATCCGCGTCATATTCGCATAAGAGACGACAAAACCGAACTTGTAACAGATAGCAGCGTCGCGCGGTTAATGCGCCAGCCGAACGATTTCCAAACGCCGTACGACTTTTTAACGCAAGCGTGGTTTATGCGGGAAAAAGACAATAACTGTTTTATTTATCCCGACTATTACATATCGAACGCGGGGCAAAAAATATATACGGGTATGTATATTTTATTACCGACGTCAGCGCCGATAATAGAGCAAGACGAAAGCGGTAATTTGTTTTTGCGATTTTTGTTTCTCAATCCAGCCCGCGAAGTTGTTTTCCCTTACGAAGATATAATCGTATGGAAACAGGATATGGAAGACAATCAATTTTTAGGCGGCGGCCGTTACGACCGTATGGCGGACAGCGATTTATTAAATTCATTATCCGCATATCACACAGCAAAAGAAGCAGTCGCCGAAGCGTCAAAACTCGGTTGTTATCTTGACGGAATTATAAAGGTCAACGCATACGTAGCGGCGGACGAAAAAGCGCAGAAAATCCGCGATCAATTTATATCCGATTTGCGAACGAATAAAAGCGGTGTCGGCGTTTTGGATATGGGCGCGGAATATCAAGACATACATCGTTCGTTAAAAATGGTTGACGCGGCGACGCTTGCCGAAATAAAAAATAATGTCTTGTTACATTTGGGCGTAACTATGGATATGTTACAAGGCAAATTCACGGAAGCCGACAAAGAAGCGTTTTACGAAAATCATATCGAACCCGCAGCGATTTCGCTCGGTCAAGCAATGGAAAAAGTATTTTTTTCGCAATGGCAAACGAGTTATGGCGATCGGATCGAAATGTATCCGAAAAAAATACGCTTAATGAGTACGTCGGAAATTACAAAGGTCGTACAATCGACAATAAACGCAGGCGTGTTTACTTTGGACGAATACCGCGAAATGTACGGATACGCGCCGTTGCCGAACGAAGAGGGCAAACAAAGGCCGCGCGGATTTAATAACCTTGACGGCGGACAACCGTCAATAAATCCCGATAACGTGGGTGTAAGTGCCGACGCGGAACAAGATATTGTCGAAGACGTTCAAGACGTTGTAAAAACGCCGTTATTAGTCGGTCAAATACAATCTTTAACGCAAATCATAGCCGATTATCAAACGGGCAAATATACATATAATCAAGCCTTAAATATGCTTGAAATCGGTATAGGATTGACCGAAGCCGAAGCAACAAAATTACTTGACAAACAAGACGACGAATTGATAGGAGGGGGAAAATGAAAAATAAAGGACTTACAAAAGAAATACGTCTTAATTGTGAAAACGTAAGCGTAAGAGCGGAAGACGGCGACGAAAGTAAAATGATTGTCGAGGGCTATCCGATAGTTTTTGACAAAGAAGCATATATTGAGGGTTGGGACGGCGGATTTTATGAGAAAGTTGACCGTCACGCGTTTGATAATGCGGATATGTCCGACGTAGCCTTAAAATATAATCATAACGACAACGTGTTTATAATGGCGCGTACGCGTAACGGATCGTTGACGCTTACGCCCGACGAAAAGGGCGTATTTATGCACGCGGAATTGATAGACACGGACACGAATAAAGACGTTTATAAAATGGTACGCAGCGGTCTTTTAACGGAGGGTAGTTTTGCATTTACTGTTGAAAAACAAAGCGTTACCGAAATAGGCGAATGGGGATCGCCTTACTATGAAATGCACCGCACGATTGAAAGTATAGGCAAATTATTTGACGTTTCGATATGTGTAAACGGAGCATACGGGGATTTAACCGAAATTTACGCCCGCAGTTACGACGCGTTGGAGAATGTTAAGCGTAACAAAGCGGAGGCTTTGCGTCGGGTTGTAATATTACGGCTAAAAAATAAAAACAAATTGTTACTAAAACGGAGGTAAACAAAATGGAACTTAAAAAGTTTTTAGACGATTGCAAACGCAAATGTCAAAAGAGACTTGACGAAATCGGCAAAGAAATGGACGAAATCGCAAAGAAAAACGATAAGTCCGAAGACGAAGCCGAATTGAAAGCACTCGGCGACGAGTTGGCGGAACTTGAAGCCGAAAAGGCGGAACTTGAAGCCGAACTTAAAGAAGTCGACGCGCAGATCGAAGCGCTTGACAAACCCGCAGCGGGCGAGGGTGAAAACGGAAAGCCCGAAAGAAAAAAGTTTTTAACGTTTGAAGAAAGAGGAGGAAATAAAAAAATGAACGTTGAAGAAAGAAACAAGTTTGCGGAAGAGTTCCGCAAGAACAACGAAGCAAAAATAACGCTCGGCGCAGAAAAGAACGAAATTCGCGCCGTAACTATTGCAAGCGGTCAGATCGCTATTCCGACCGAAGTACACGGTATCGAAAACCCCGCCGAAGTACCTTATTCGACTATTCTCGACTTTGTAAGGGTTGAAGATATGACGGGCGCGGGCTATAACAAGGTGGCGCTTCTTAAAGATTGGTCAGAAGCAAACGCGACCGCAGAGGGCGGAACTATTTCCGAAGATAATCCCGACTTCGCGACCGTTACCATTCAGCCCGAAACGGGATTTAAGGTTTTGTCGAGCGTATCGAACGAAGTTCTTAAAACGTCGCCGTTAAACTATTACGGCAAGGTTGAAGAAAGCGCAATGGTAGCGTTAAGAAAGAAAATCGCGTCCACTATCGTTACGAAAGCAATCGGAGCGGAAGACGACGACGGCAACGCGATAAACGCGTCTTATACGCTTTCCGCGCTTGACGAAAACACGTTGAGAAATATTGCGTTCCAGTTCGGCGGCGACGAAGGCATTTACGGATCAGCGACGCTTGTTCTTAACAAGAAAGACCTTATTGCGCTCGGCGACCTTGTAAGCGACGTTACGTTGCAGAACGTTTACGAAATCGAACCTAACGCAGCGAACCCGAATATCGGCGTTTTGAGAAAGGGCGGTCTTTCGGTTCGTTATATTCTTACTAACGCGATTACGGCGTTTGAAGACGCGAGCGCAACCGACACTTGTATGCTTTACGGCGATATGAAGTCGATCGAAGTCGATCTTTTCGGCGCATACGATATCAAGGTTTCGGAAGACGCGCTTTTTGCAAAAGATTTGCTCGCAATTCGCGGAACGGCGCAGGTCGGCGTTGGCGTAACTCGCTTGCACGGTCTTATCGAAGTCAAGAAAGGCGCATAATTACGGCAAATTCGCTTTATAGCGGATAAGCAATAGAAACCCCGTCTCGGTTTGTTGCTCCTTGCGAGCGGGGCTTCGATAAAAATACGAGGTGGTATTCAATGAGTAACGAAATCATTAAAACAATGACAAATCTTGCCGATAGCGGTCAAGACGATTTTGTAACCGAATGGGCGCAAATGGCGAAAACGACTTTGTATGAGCAAGGCGTTTCAAACTCTTACCTCGAAAGTGAGGCGGCGCAATACGTGATTGCAAAAGTTGTTACGGATTTAATCGAGGACGGAAACTTGTCGAATACCACTTTATCGTTAATTGCGACTTTGCGCGTAAATCACCCGCACACGGAGGACGAAAATGTATAAGCCCGCAAATATACGCGAGTTTGTAACGCCAGCCGTTCAAAAACGGACGACTTATTCGACCGTAAACGGACGGCAACAAAAAACCGAAACGATTGTTGCGAATTTACGCGGAAAGTTCAAACAAAGGGGAACAAGTGAACTAACGGCAAACGGTTTAACTGCCGTTCACACCAAAACGGAGTTTATAACGTGGTGGAAATCGGATTTTAAAGCGGGCGACGTTTTAACGATTGGCGGGATTGACTATAAAGTACACGGGCAACCCGAAAACGTCGAAATGCGCGGCAGATACGCCGTTTTAACGCTCGAAGTGTTGGAGGGCGGGGCATAATGGCGAAAAACAAATTTAGCCTTGATTTTGGCGGATTTATGGATTATGCGCGCGTTATAGACGAACGGCTCGGCACAAAAGCGTTGCAAGACGCAGCAACCGAAGCACTCGACAAAAGCGCAATGCAAGCAAATATAAACATTTCGCTTGCAATGGAAAAAAGCCCGTACAGTTTTAAAAGCGGTCAGCACTATTCAAAAGGTAAAGCAAAAAAATCGCTTGCAGAGACAGCAAAAAAGGGCGTTGAAGTAAACGGAACGCAAATAACCGCATACGCGGGCGTAGATTTAACGGAAGCCCCCGAAATTGCAATATTAGCAAAAGGAACGCCGCACCTTAAAGCCGATACGAACTTACGAAACGCCGTAAAATGCAAAGGCAAATACCGAAAGCAAATTATGAGCATTCAACAAGGTGTATTTTTTGAAAAAGTGCAAGGTGTAGCAAAAGCGGGCGAAACGCTTGGCGATATGTTAGGAGAATAAAAATGATTTCTATTTTTAACGATTTAGCCGAATTAAATATACCCGTTTACGCAGAGGGCGACGCACCCGAAAACTTGCCCGACAAATATTTTACATATAACGAAGATTACACCGAGGGCAATTTATACGCCGATAACAACGAAAAAGAAATCCGTTACGAGTTTACTTTAAGTTATTATACAAAAGACGCCGACACGATTTACAGCGGTTTAATTTCCGCAATGAACCTGTTAAAAAGCAAAGGTTATATTGTAAGCGGGGTCGGATACGCAAATAAAACATACCGCGATACGTGGTTTTCACGGCAAGCGGATATAAAAAAAATCGAATATTTGGAGGTATAAAACAATGAGACAGTACAGAGGTTGCTCGCATTTATATTATGCGTTAGTTACCGAAGCGGCGGACGGTACGGCAACGTACGGCACGCCGAAGCAACTCGCACCCGTAAAGAGCGTTTCGCGCGAAATATCGGGCGATAACGAAAAAGTTTACGCCGATAACGTCGTACAGCAAGAAACGTTCGCGGCAAATACCATAACGCGTACGTTTGAAACAACGCGTATAAGCGCGGAAGTGGTCGCGGAACTTATGGGAAATACCGAAGTTACTATCGGATCGGGAACAAGCGCAACGAAAGGTTACGCGACGAAAGCGGACGGCAGCGCAAGACCGTATATAGCAGTCGGATATGCGTTACACGACGGCGATATTGATAACCCTTGCGAACTCGTATGGGCATACAAGGGCAAAGTCGTTTCTATATCCAAAACGTCGAACACAATCGACGACGGAACAGGATCAGAGGGGCAGAGCGTAGAAATTTCGTTTGTCGCTCCGAAAAAGCCGTTTACCACGACGGGCGAAAGAAACCTTGATTTTGTTTATCCCCTTTCGGGAACGGACAGCGCGGCAACGGTTACGGCGTTTTTCAGCGCAGTAGTAACGCCTGATAACGCGGCAACGGTTTTGGCGTAAACAAAAAATAAAGGAGCAAAAAAATGAACGCAAAGTTAAACATTTATGCGAATTGTGAAAGCGAAGAGCCGTCGAAAACGTACACTTGCAGACGATTGCTTTTGAAAGTAAGCAAAAAAGTAAGCGCGTTAATCGAAACAATGCAAGGGAAAAGCGAAAAAGATCAAGAAGCGGTAACGCTTGACGTAATTAAAACGATTTTCCCCGATTTCAAAGACGAAGAGTTTGATTATATCGATCCCGTTGAGTGGTTGAAGTTTGTCAACGATATTAACGCGGAAACGAACGAAATTTTGACGGCAGCGCAAAAAAACTAATTGACGGCGGGGTAAATCTTACCGCCTCGCCGTCTATTAAAAAAAGCATAAACGAAACCTTTTTCGATCTCGTAGAAAGTTTATGCGGTCGATTTATAGGATTATCGCCTTTTGACGTATTAAACACGCCGACGCGCGACGTTTATACGCTATTTGTAGACGTGATTATACACGACGCAAAAGAAAAAAATCAAAAGGGCGAAAAAATAGAGTGGGTAACAAGCAAAACGGCTACGTGGCATTAAGGAGGGTGCGAAATGGCGGAAAACGAACATACTATTACAACCGTCTTTAAGGCGGATATATCAAATTTTTCGGCGTCTACGCAACAACTTAATAGTTACATAAAAACCGTTAATTCGGAATTTAACGTTGCAACTGCGTCAATGGGCAAGTGGTCGGATAATACCGACGGATTGCAAGCGAAAATAACGCAGTTAAATAAAACGCTTGAAGCGGAAAAATTAAAACTTAATAATTTAGAAACCGCCCTTGCCGATCTTGAAAAAGAGGGTAAGGGAAACACGGCGCAAGCGCAAAAATTACAAATTGCTATAAATCAGCAAAAAGCAACCGTCGCACAAACCGAAAAAGCCGTTGACGATTATAACGGATCGTTAAAAGAGTTGCAAGACGCGGGCGTTAAGTCTCGCAAAGAACTTGACAAATTAAACAAAGAAGCCGAAGAAAGCAAAAAAGATTTTGCCGAAGCGGGTAATACGATAAAAAACGTATTTATCGCGGGCATAGCGGGCATTGCGGGGGCTTGCGTTGGAGCGGTTAAAGGGTTATCGTCCATAGTCGAAAGCACGGCAGAATTGCGACTTGAACAAGGTCGAGTGCAAACGGCTTTTGAGCAGGCAGGACACTCGGCGGACACGGCGAAAAAGATTTATAATGACTTTAACGCCGTTTTAGGCGATACCGCAAAAACAACCGAAGCAATGCAACATATGGCGCAACTTGCAAAAACCGAAGAAGAATTAAACACGCTTGTAAAGGCGGGTACGGGCATTTTTGCGACGTACGGCAATTCATTGCCGATCGAAAGTCTTATGGAGGCGGCGAACGAAACAGCCCGAACAGGCGTTCTCACGGGCGCATTGACCGATAGTATAAATTGGGCGGGAAAATCCGAAGAGGAATTTCAAGAAAAACTTGACGCTTGTAATACTGAACAAGAACGCCAAAGCCTTATAATTTCAACCTTAAACGAATTATATAGTCAAGCGGGCGACGCATATCAAGAAACAAATAAAGACGTTATCGAGGCAACGCGAGCGCAAGACGAATATAATAACAAAATGGCGGATATAGCGCGAAAGGTACAACCCGCAATGACGCAATTTAAGACGATTATGGTTGACGCGCTTGTTAAGGTTATGGAAACGTTCTCGCAAGCGGATATTGAGGAATTTTTGGCAAATATCGCGAACGCCGTCAGTTCGCTTGTAAATAACGTTTTACCGCCTTTAACAAATATTTTGTCGTGGATTTTGGACAATCTTTCGTGGCTTGCACCGACGATTTTAAGCGTTGTCGCGGGAATTACAGCGGCGACGGTTGCGTATAAAACAATAACGGGCGTAATGAACCTCGTTAAAATAGCACAGTTAGGATTAAATGGCGCTATGGCCGCAAATCCTATTGGCTTGATTGTAACGGCAATCGGTTTACTTGTAACGGCGTTTACGCTTTTATGGCAAAAGTGCGAGGGTTTCCGTAATTTTTGGAAAAATATGTGGGAACACATAAAAACAGCAGCGTCAATGGCGAAAGATTTTATTGTCAGCGTTTTTACGGGAATAGCGAACATATTAAAAGCGCCGATAAACGGAGCGATTGCACTAATAAACGGAGCGATCGGAGCAATCAACAAAATAAGCGTTGATATTCCCGATTGGGTTCCTGTTATCGGCGGTAAACATATCGGTTTCAGTATTCCGAAAATACCTATGCTTGCCGAGGGCGGCGTTATAGACAAAAAAACGCTTGCAATGATAGGCGAAAACGGAAAAGAAGCGGTCGTGCCGTTAGAAAAAAATACACAATGGCTTGATAAACTCGCCGATACTTTGGCGGGAAAAATTCAACCGCAAAACAATAATACATACAACGTTTATAACACATTTGAAAAAATGCAAACGAGCCGTTTAGCGTTACACGAGGCGAATTTAGAATTTAAGCGTATAGCAAGGGGGAACGTATGAAACTTGTTTTAACGAATAAAAACGGGCAAATACTTGACCTTTTGAATAATGACGCGCATTTTATTTTGACGGCTTGTGAAGCCTTACACGGCATTGAAACGGATATTGCAACCGCCGATAGCCCTTATATGGACGGTGCAATAATAGAACACGTAAAAGCCTTGCCGCGCGGTATATCAATGACGTTTAAGTTAATACCTGATATTCGCGCCAGCATTGATTTTTTTACGGCAATAATAAAGTCAAAACAATACGTTACATTGACGCAAGAGGAAAACGGGAAAGAGATTACTATTAAAGGAATTGCTACGATCCCGCCTTATACGCGAATGGTGGCGGCTTGTCAAATTCAACTTGACATATATTGCGGCCAGCCTTATTGGGAAGACGTCGAAAGCATAGTCGAAGCGTTGTCAATGTTTATCGACTTGCTTTATTTCCCCGTTGCGGGGCAATACTTTACACCTACGGGGCGACCGTTCGGCGCGGTTGATATGAATATGGAAAAAACATTCATAAATGACGGCGACGTTGCGGTCGGTATGCTAATATATATTACCGCATTGGGCGAGGTTGTTAATCCGCGCATAAGTTGTTCGACGGGCGATCAAAACGGTTGGTATATGCAACTTAACGTTACGTTGCAAGAAAATGACGAGGTTGAAATCAATACAGTTCGGGGCAACAAATATATTAAAATTAACGGATCGACGACTTATAACGGATTGCCCGTTTTATCTTATTTGACCTTTAACGGCACGGATTGGTTACAACTTGAAACGGGATCGAATACGTTTAACATAAGCGAGGCGACGGAAGCAAACGACCTTTATTTCACGATCTCATACAAAAGGCGGTACGAATAAATGATACCGTATATCGAAGTCTTACAATGGAATAACTATAAAACGGGATTAAACTTTTTTGCTTTGGTAGAGCCGTCGGAATTTTGGTTTGAACTTTCGTATTATGAAATAGGCGAATTTGAAATTTACGCAGCGGCAACAAGCGCGAATTTATCCGCATTAAAAAAAGGGAATTTCGTGAAAATTCCGCATAAAGATTTTGTGTGGGTTATAACGTCTATTCAATACGAGTTTAACGCGAGCGGTGCGCGTATGATTTCCGCGAAAGGTTTGGAAGCAAAAAGCATTATCGGAAAAAGGATTATTCGCGATCCATTAAACCTTACGGGTAATTTGTCAGAGGGGCTTCAAAGATTATTTATGGTAAATTTAGGATCGGGCGCAATATATGTTCGGCAAATACCTGGTTTAGGTTGGTTGTGGAACGGTTTAAGCGGGAAAACGACCGAAGCGCAAGCAACGCGCGATAATCTATGGAATTATACAAGCAAATTATTAAAGTTACATAAAGTCGGCGCAATATCAACGTTGCATAACAGTAAAATCCTTTATTCAACGGTAAACGGGCAAGACAAGAGCGATTATGTTATTTTTTCACAATCGCTCGACAATCTTATTTCCGCAACGTATTTTACAAGCGACGAAGACTTAAAAACGGATTGTCAAATCGTATCGACTTTTAACGAACAAGAGGGAAGCGGAACGGCGAGAACGTCCGTAAGTCACGATTATATCGCTTATTATCCAGCAAACGAAGCAGGCGCAAGCGGTATTGACCGCGCAGAAATAACTATACAATCGAATTTATCGACGAAAGTAAAAGACGAAGACGGAACGGAAAGGGAAATCGATCCGAGCGGTGCGGAATATATCGCAATGCAACAAGCCGAGGGCGCGGCAGCGTTAGCAGAAAAACATACAATTACCGAGTTTAACGGCGAAATTGACCTTGCAAATTCGCATTATGTTTTTGGCGAAGATTTCTTTATCGGCGATTTTGTCAAGATTTACGACGAGTTTTTCGGTTACGAAGCAAAATCACGGGTAACAAAATACACGTTTAAGCAAGACGCGAGCGGGTACGGGGAAATTGCCGAATACGGTAACGAATAGCAAACATAAGATAAATAAAAAGCAACGTACCGACGCAAAATAGGTTTATGAAAAAAAATCTACTAAAAACATTATTGCTCGTTGCTTTGGTCTTTGGATTTGGCGCAACCGCAAACGCGGAAAATTGCACCGTACAAAAAGGCGATAGCCTTTGGAAAATTGCAAAACGATATAACGTAAGGTTTTCGGATATGTGCCGAGTAAATAAACACTTGCGAGATATAGGAAAAATCTATCCGTACGAACGCGTACACTTACCGCACGGAAGCGAGGGCGAAACAACAAATCACGCGTCGGAAAACGACAATATCGAAATGCAGAACGAAACACCGCAAGGCACGACAACAAGCGCGGAAGCGGGGCAAGTTTTAGAACTTGTCAATAAAGAGCGCGCAAAGCAAGGTTTAACGGCTTTAACGCTTTCTAACGAGTTGACGAGCATTGCAAACGTAAAAGCGGCGGATATGCGCGATAATAATTATTTCGATCATACGTCGCCGAACTACGGAAGCCCGTTCGAAATGTTACAACGTTTCGGGGTAAATTACACGGCAGCGGGCGAAAATATCGCGGCGGGGCAAAAATCCGCCGAAGCGGTTATGAACGATTGGATGAATTCAAGCGGACACCGCGCAAACATTATGAATAAGGAATACAGGGAACTCGGTGTCGGTTACGTTACGGGCGGCAGTTACGGCACATATTGGGTACAGTTATTCACAAAGTAAGCCGCCGAAATGGTGGTTTATTTTTTATTTTAGGGAGGCAAAAAAAATGAATTGGGAAGTATTATTGTCGGACATTGCATTAAAAGTGATCGGGTTTTTACTTGTTATTATAGGCGCGTGGATTACGAATATAATCAACAAGTACGTTAAAAACGAGAAAAAGAAAACAACGCTTAACTCATTCAAAGAGTTAATACATAATAGCGTTTTATCGACCTATCAAACTTACGTCGAGAACCTTAAAGATAAAAATATGTTTAACAAAGACGCCCAAAAAACGGCGCTTACGGCTTGTTTATATCTCGCCAAAGAGAATATGCCTCGTGACGTTGAAAAGTGGCTTAAATCGAACGTAGACGACATTGACGGCTATTTGAAAGATAGTATCGAGGCGGAAATCGGCGAGTTAAAAAATAAGGAGGGTTAAAAAATGTCGGAAAAAGGTTTATTTTATAATGCGTTTCCAGACGCCGACAGCGTAACGGGTTATGATCGAAATTACAACGGCGACGATTTAAGTAATTGGTTTTCGATTGTTTGCGATACGGGCGTAGTTAAGGCGGGTTTGGCGGTCACGGCTGGCACGGGGCTTTCGGTCAACGTTGCGGCGGGAAAAGCGACGATCAAGGGCAAAGGTTATATTAACGACGCAATAAAAACGTTTACGTTAAGCACAGCGCCGACGGGATCAAATCCGCGTTACGATATGGTTATTCTTCGTATGGATAACACGCAAACGCAGAGCGGAAGACGTACATATTTATTGATCCAAAGCGTTGACAGCGTACCCGCACCGAATTATTTAACGCGCAACGGGAGCATATACGATCTTTTGCTTGCGTACGTTACCGTTCAACCGAACGCAACGTCAATCAGTCAATCAAATATAACCGATTGTCGCGGGCAAGTGGATTTTTGTCCGTGGTTTACGGCGGTTAAAGGTTACGACGATTATTACGACGCAATCGTTCAGCAATTTGAATTTAACGGCACAATGGCGAGCGCGGGAACGACCATAACAACGAATATTCCGACGAACTTGTACAACGACAAATATTCGCTTGTAGAGGTTTATTGTAACGGATTAAAAGAAGAAAACACCGATTACACCGTCGGAACGTCGGGGGGATATATTACAATTACGTTTACCTCGACAAAATCAGCGGGGGCGCAAATTTCGGTTATCCTTAACAACTTTATTGACGGCGAGGGATTGCCGACGGCGATCGGACAATACAATCAATGGGCGCAAGCGGTCGCAGACTTACAAGAAGCGAACGAACATACTTACGTTTGTAACGGCTTAAACGATAACGTAAATATTACGAATATTGTTAATACATTTATGGGCGGTCGTAATTTTTACGATAGTATGCGTTTGAAAATCGTCGGGAATTTCGGTTGTCAAAATGGCGGTAATTATCCGTTAACAGTCGGCGGAAGCGGAACGGCCGCAAGCCCGTATTTAATTTTTAACTTCAATAATGGCGGGAAACGTAAGGTTGTTTTAGACTTTACTGATTGCAACGAAATATCCGTGCCGATAAGCGGGGTTTACGCGTCGATATTTAAGGTATCGGGCAATGTTGAATTTGTCGGGCTTAACCTTTACGCGCAAGGCAAAAACGCGGGAACGTCGATAAAACTTATTGACAATAAAACAGTAATTACAAAATTCGAGAATTGCCGTTTCTTTAACGATACTTATACCGACGGAATTATTGCGTATAATGGTATATTTACGAATTGTTATGGCGAGGTGGCAAACGTAACGGGGAACTCGTATTGTTTTCAGCCGTATTCAATGTTACAAGTCAAGGGCGGTGAATATCGCGCATATACGGGCAATAGCGCGCAGAGAAGCGCAATTATAGGGCAAAGTGAAGCAAACGTCGTTTCGGTGCTTTACGGGGTAAATATGCCCGTTGTAGGCGTTACGGGATATTACCAAACGCATAGCATTTTACAATGGAGCAACGGCGGTTATGTTAGCGCAAGCGATTTAATAACGACTTTGACCGACGTTATCGCCAGCGGTTCGATCCGAAACACGATTGCAATAAATAAACCGAATTCGATCGTATAAAAAAATAATATCGGGCAATAATAAAGTTATACAATATAAAGCCGTCGGAAGTCGGCAGAAATATTGTATTTAGCGCGATAAACACATAAGTTAAGCGATAGCATAACCGCGTTGTTTATCGCGTTTTAATTCGTTATTGCACCGAGAAGTTTTTGTCCTTCATTAAAAAGAGCCCCGAAGCAAGGCTCTTTTTTTTTGTGTAATTTTTTATCATAATATAATTTTTATAAAAAGTCAATGGTAAATCGAGTAAATAAAGATAGTACCTAATTATCTTGATTTACAAACCGAAACGTTATAAATCAATATGTAAACGGAACGAAACATTATATTTTGTCAATCAAGATAATGTCTAATTATCTTGATTTACGGAACGACGGCAAAATTAAACGTATGTAAACAAAACGACGCGAAAAAGGCAAAAAGAAAAAGGACTATTCGTCCATTTTCAAGTATAACCGCATTATTTGTTTATAAACGTCTGCTTTTTCGGTTGGTGGTATTTCGGGGTTATCAAATATCATTTTAGCGCGGGCAATAAGGTCGTGGACTTCATTACAACCGCCGCCGAAGTATTCCAAAGGCACGCCAAGCGCTTCGGCGATTTTTTCAAGTTCTTTTATATGCGGGGATCGTCGCCCGATTTCGTAATTGGAAATAGTAGCCCTTTGAACGCCGAGTTTTTCGGCGAGTTGTTCTTGTGTAAGCCCGCGCGTTTTTCGCAGGGCTTTTATTTTTTTTGAAATTTTTTCGTCGCTCAATTTGCTTTCGTCCTTTCGGATATGATATAAAAAGTTACGCATTGTTAAAGTTATTTAACTTTGTGTTCGCATTAAGTATACAATACGCAAAGAAAGGGGGCAAGGGCATAATGAAATCGGCTAAAAGTATTATAAAACGCGATATAAATAATTTTGCGCTTTATTTCGCGGATCAGAGCGCGGACGCAGGATTACACGTCGTTGTCGGGAAAATCGGACTTGCTGCGGAATTGCAACTTATTTCGCTTAATGAAATGGGCGAATATATCGACTTAATTTTTATCGAACACGCAAAAACAAAAAAATAATTTACAAAAAATTGTAAAAACTTTGCAAAATCGTTTGACAAGTTTGTAAAATTATGGTAAAATAGTATCAGATTTTGAAAGAGGGCAACAGCCCAAAGGAGCAACAAAAATGAAAATGTATTATTTCAGCACAGCAAAACACGCGCACGATATAGAGTTTAGATCCGCGCGCTGCAAAAACGAAATCGCGCGTTATGAGCGCGACGGAAAAGAAGCGCCCGACGCGCTTGTAAAACTTTCGGAGCGTTTGGAGGAAATACGCGATTATATGGCTGGCGCTTGCGGAATGGCAATACAGTTGCCCGCAAATTTGTATAAATTAGCGGTTGAAACAATTGGTTGGGCAGCGAGTATGCGCGCTTAAAACGTGTCGGAACGGCGACAAAATGGAAACAAAAACAACCGAGCCGTAGCGGTTAGTCTGCGGCAATAAAGCAAGGAGGTGGCACAATGGAACGTTATACAAGTTTGCGCGACGTTCGCTATAAAAACGGCGATTTAACGCAGCGCGAAATGGCGGAAAAAATCGGGATTGCCGAGGGTTCTTATAGCCTTATCGAAAACGGCAAACGACACGGATCGAATAGAACGTGGAACACAATTCAAAAACTTTTCGACCTAACGGACGCAGAAGTTTGGAAAATGCAAAATCAAAAACAAAACTAAAAATTAAAAGAAAGGAGCAAACAAAATGGAACAAAACACAGAAAAAAGCGGAAATGAAATCTTCTATGATTGGTTACAAGAGCGCAAAAAGTTGAATATTTATGCTCGAATGGGCTGTATTACGTTTGAACTTGTAACGGTCGCAAAAAATCTTGAAGTTTCAATGGGAAAGGCGGGCAAGTATAAAGCGGTCGGCGAAGCGGACGTATTACGGGCGGTTAAGCCGTTAGAAGCAAAATACGGAATTTATTCGTATCCGTTCGATCGTGAAATTATCGAAAGCGGAACGCTTGAAAGTACGGATTTTAATGGAAACGTGAAAAAACAATTATTCGAGCGAATAAAGGTTGTTTATCGTTTTATCAACGTTGATAATCCCACCGAGTTTGTCGACACAATAAGTTACGGCGACGGAATAGACAGCGGCGATAAGTCGGTCGGCAAGGCTATGACGTACGCGGACAAATACGCGCTTTTGAAAGCGTATAAAATCGTAACGGGCGAAGATCCCGATCAGGACGCAAGCGAAGAGTTAAAAGGCGCAAACGTGCAAAAGAAACTTGACGCGGCGTTATTGCAAGAAGCCGAAGCATTAAACATTGACTTGAACAAAGTCGCGGTTTATTTGAAGAAGAAAGTCGACGACCTTACAAACGCGGATCTGAAATCGTGTATCGAGCAGAAAAAGAAAGCAGTCGGAGGCGCAAAATGATAAGATTTGACGAAGCGACGCACCGTTATTTTGACGGCGAAAAGCAGTTAATAAGCGTAACGCAACTTATGCGTAAGCACGGTTTAAGCCCCGATTATTCCGCCGTACGATCGGACGTTTTACAAGCGAAAGCGGAGCGCGGAAGCCTTATTCATAAGGAAATTGACGACTTTATAAAAAAAGGCGAAATCGGATTTACGCGAGAAGTTGGAGGGTTTGCGCGAATTATAAAAGAACGCGAAATCGACATTATTGATAACGAGTTTATTATTTATAACGACGTTTGCGCGGGTACGGCAGACCTTTTATTACGGGATCGGACGGGGTTTTTGATAATTGCAGATATAAAAACAACGGCAACGTTGCACCGCGACGCGGTAAGTTGGCAGTTATCAATTTATAATGCGTTGGACGGTTGGAAAGCGAATAAGGCGCAAGCGTACCATTTTAACGCCGACGGCGAGTTAAACGTCGTTGATATTCCGTTAAAGACGCGCGAAGAGGTCGAAAGTCTTTTCGAGTGTGAGCGTAACGGCGAGATATACAAGCCCGCGCAAATTGCAACGATAGACGAAAAGCAATTAAAGGCGCTTGCGAATTTTGAACGTATTATCGCAGAAGCCGAAGCGCAGAAAAAGGCAGCCGAACAGCAACGCGACGAAATTAAAGCGGCCTTAATTGCGGCAATGGAAGAAAGGGGCGTTAAAACGTTCGAAACGGATAATATCCGATTAACTTACGTTGCACCGTCTACGCGGGCGACAATCGACACCGCAAGGCTTAAAAAGGAATTGCCCGAAGTTGCGGAGCAGTACACGAAAACAAGCGAAACAAAAGCGTCGTTAAGAATTACGATAAAGGAGCAATAAATATGGTAAAGGATTTTGAGTTCGGAATTGATATTCAAAGAATTAGCGAAAAATGGTTTTTCGATAACGTTGTTAAGTTTTTGAAAGGCGAAAATGACGATTGTTCGTCTTTTGACGAGTTAAAACCGTTATTCGACAAATACGGTTACGAAGAAACAAAAGGCGCGATTTTGGATTATGACGCAAAATACAAAACGAAACCCGAAATTGAAACGCGCCCAGCGACCGAAAATGCGGAGGAAGTAAGATAATGAACAAAGTTTTTATGATCGGAAATTTAACAAAAGATCCCGAATTTGCGACCACGCCGAGCGGTACGGCTTTATGCAGATTTGATATTGCAGTAAATCGCTCGTTTAAGGTGGACGGCGAGAAAGTAACGGACTTTTTCCCCGTCGTAACTTGGCGCGGCCTTGCGGATAATTGTCACAAATATTTAGCGAAAGGAAACAAGGTTGCTATTGTAGGCGAACTGCAAACGAGATCGTACGAAGCAAAAGACGGCGGGAAACGTTACGTAACGGAAATTGTCGCAAACGACGTCGAATTCGTGAATACGACGAAGAAAGAAGAAACGACAGCACCGAAAGCCGAGCAAACAAGTTTTATGACGCCTGTTCCCGATAATTTGGATTTACCGTTTTAGGAGGCTAAAAAATGGCGAAAATTTATGCGATTGAGCCGATAGTTGCGGAGGCGTTGCAAAACGTCCCCGCGACGCGCGGCGATAATTATATTTTGTATATTGAGGTTTTGCGCAAATTTATTGATCCGCGAATGAGTTTACAATCCGTTTTTGAAAATCATAAAACGCTTGGAATACCGTCGCTTGAAACGATTACGCGTTGCCGTCGTAAATTGCAAGAAAAACACCCCGAATTACGCGACGCTGCGGCGGACAAGGTAAGAAGAGCCGACGAACAAGAGTTTGTCGAATATTCGAGAAAGTAGGCGGTTAAATGGATTTTGCGGGATTATGGGAAAGTATCGCGCAAGCGGCGTTAAACTTTATCGTCGTGAGCGCGATAACTAACGGCGCACAGCAACGCACCGTAACGGATATGAAAACCGATTTACGGACAACGAAAGAAGATTTAATGAGCGAATTAAAAGACAGTCGCGAAAATCTTTTGCAACAAATAGAATTAACGGCAAAAAAGGACAATCAACAATGACCTCTATCGTATGGAACGAAAAAAAGTGTTTTTTATGCGGATCGTCGCAATGGCTTGAAAAACACCATATCTTCGGCGGAGCGAACCGCAAAAAATCCGAAAAATACGGTTTAACGGTTTATTTGTGTCATTATTGCCATAACGAACCGCCGAACGGCGTACACCATAACGCAAGTAATATGTTATTGCTTAAAAAAATCGGGCAAGACGCCTTTCAAAAGCATTTTCCCGATAAAGACTTTTTGAAAGAGTTCGGGAAAAATTATTTATAGGTGTAAAAATGGAATTTAAGGCAGAACAAAACCCGCGAATATCTTTAACCCTTGACGGGCGGGCGGAAATAACCTTTACAACGCAGCGCGGCGCGGTTTACGCGTTGGAAGATTTGAAAGACAAGGAATTACTTGTCAAGGTTTCGACGTATTCAAAACGGCGCAGCCTTTCACAAAATGCGTATATGTGGGTTTTAATCGGCGAACTTGCGGCAAAATTAAAGATAAGCAAAGACGACGTTTATAAAACTTATATTCGCGATTACGGCGTTTACGAGGTTTTACCGATAAAGGCGGAAGCCGTGGAGCGTTTCAAAAGCGTATGGACGGCGCGGAGCGTTGGTTGGGTATGCGAAGAATTGCGCGAAAGCAAAATATCGGGTTATATGAACGTTATCGCTTATTATGGATCGAGTTCGTACAATTCGGCGGAAATGAGCCGTTTAATTGACGCTATAATCGAAGATTGCAAGGCGCAAGGCATAAACACAATGAGCCTTAACGATATAATGCTTTTGGCGAACGAAAACGACAAAAAAGCAACGTAACGCAACGTTTACGGAAAAAGAGTTTACAAAACGACATAAAAGTATTATATTATATGCGTATAACATTAACAGAAAGTAGTTGACAGCAATGGCGGTTATGCGCGTACACAAAAACGCAAATTTTACGGTAATGAGCAATTACCATTTTCGCGAAAAGGAAATGAGCCTTAAAGCGAAAGGATTATTAAGCCTTATGTTATCGTTGCCGAACGATTGGGATTATTCGATTGCGGGATTAACGACGTTATCCAAAGACGGCAAGGACAGCGTAATGAGCGCGTTAAAAGAACTTGAAGCGTTCGGGTATTTGATCAGAACGCGACTAATTGACGAAAGGGGGCGTTTTGCTGGGTATGATTACGATATTTACGAAGAACCTACGCGACCGTATTCGGAAAATCCGCAAACGGATAATTCGCAGACGGAAAAACCGACACAATTAAACACTAATAAACAAAGTATTAAAAAACAAAATTTTGATAAAGAAGATAAAAGCCTTTCGGCGGTCGAAAATGAACAACCGAATATCTTTACAAAAGAGTTAATCGCGGTTGATTACATAGAAGACGACAACCTTTATATTGCCGATTATAACGAATTTTTTAACGAGATTGCGGCAACCTACGGTTTCGACGTTTTAAGGTCGTGTTTATGGTATTTTACAAAACGTATTAAAACGAACGGAGCAGTTGACGAACACGGGCGACCGATTAAGGCGAAACTTATGTATTGCCGAATTGCCATTGAGCAAGGCGCGAAGCGTTTAACAGCCGAACCGAAAGAAAACCCGATCGCGGCGGCGTGGGGGCTTTAAGTGTCGGTTTGACGACAAAAGAAAAACAAACGTAACGAAAGGGCGGATTATATGAAAGACAAAACGGAACATTGGATTGTTGTCCTTTTAATCGTTTTAATTGTCATCACAATTTTTATAAAGTAAGGGGCGTTTATGTTTGCCGAATATAGAATTAAAAAAGATAGGGGATTTAATCCCCTATTTTAATAATCCGAGAATTAACGAAAACGCCGTTGATAAGGTCGCGGAAAGTATAAAGCAATTCGGATTTCAAAACCCGATTATAGTTGACCGCGAAAACGTTGTTATTGCGGGGCATACAAGGCTTAAAGCGGCCGAAGCGTTAGGGCTTGACGAAATACCCGTAATCGTTGCAAAAAGCCTTACCGACGAGCAAGCGCGGGCTTATAGGCTTGCAGACAATAAAACAAGCGAGTTTGCCGAGTGGGATTATGAAAAGTTAAACGCCGAGATTGCAGAATTAAATGACTTTGATTTATCGGCGTTCGGGTTTGATATTGACAATATAACCGATTTTGACGAAGCCGACGACGTTGAGCATAGCACGCTTGACGAAAAGTTTATTTTTGCGCCGTTTTCGGTTTTAGACGGTAGATCGGGGAAATGGCAAGACAGAAAAAAACAATGGCTTAATAAAAGAATTGACAGCAGCGACGGGCGCGAAAGTGATTTAATCGGTGGTTTATCGCAATGCGCGAAAAAATACGCGTCGGCAAATAGCGGACTTTCATTGACGGGAACAAGTGTATTCGATCCCGTTATATGCGAACTAATGTATAAATGGTTTAACGTTTATCAAGGGAGCGTTTTCGATCCGTTCGCGGGCGGTAGCGTTCGCGGCGTGATTGCCGAATTATTAGGCTATAAATACACGGGCATTGATTTAAGGCAAGAACAAATTGACGCGAATTACAAAAACGCCGAAGATCTGAACGTCGCGCCGAAATGGTATTGCGACGATAGTCTTAACGCGGATAAATACGTTAATGACGAAAGCGTCGATATGATTTTTAGTTGCCCGCCGTATGCGGATTTAGAAGTTTATTCCGACGATCCGCGCGATATTTCAAATATGGATTACGACGAGTTTTTGCGAGTATATCGGGAAATAATCCGTTTATCCGTAAAAAAATTGCGGCAAGATCGTTTCGCCGTGTTTGTTGTTGGCGACGTTCGCAGCAAAGACGGGTTTTATTACGATTTTATCAGCGATACGAAAAAAGCGTTTATTGATTGCGGCGTAAAACTTTATAACGAGATTATAAAACTTGATCCGTTGGCGACCGCGCCCGTTCGGGCGGCGTTGCAAATGAAAAACCGCAAGACCGTAAAAGTCCACCAAAATATTTTAATCTTTTATAAAGGCGATCCGAAAAATATACGTTTGCATTACGGCGAAATCGAAGTCGGCGACGTTTCGGATTATCAAAAAGAATTGTAAAAAATTAGTGTGTTGCTACGGGCGATTTTAAGCGAATTAAATTTATTTTTATGGGTATATAGTCGTTCGTTGCAAAATAGAAAGGGTGTATTTTTATCAAGATTTGTATAAATGCGGGGCATACGAAATTCGGAAAAGGCACGGGAGCGGTCGGGCGACTTATTGAAAGTATCGAAACCCGAAAAATCGCTTACGAACTTATGAAGCAGTTAGCGGACACAGGACACGAAGTTATACCCGCCGTATTCGATCGCCACGAAAACAACCTTAAAGCAGCCGTTGACCTTGCGACCGAAAAGAACGCCGATTTGTTTTTATCAATCCACTTAAACGGCGGCGGCGGACACGGAACGGAAGTTTACACGTGGAAAGGTCAACGCCTTATTCGCGCCGAAAAGATAGTAAATAATTTATCGGCGTTAGGTTTTGCGAACCGTGGAATAAAAGACGGTTCGAGCCTTTACGTTATCCGTAATACAAAATGCGAAGCAATCTTAATCGAAGTTTGTTTCGTTAGTTCGGAAATAGATTTTTCTTTATATCATACGCACGGTTACGAAAAGTTAGCGCGAGCGATTGCAAAAGCCCTTTAATCGGGGCTTTTTTTATTTATAAAAATATTTTCAAAAAAATTAAAAAACTTTGCAAAAACATTTGACAATGTAAAATTATGGTAGTATAATATAATTGTAAATTAAAGGAAGGGCGACAGCCCGAAGGAGCAAAAATGAACAGATATATACTTGCAACGTATAAGATTGAAAACGGATTTATGAAAGATTTCAAAGTTAGAGAATACAGCAACGACAAAGAACGTTTGTTGTATATTGCAGAAAGTGAACGTTTTAATGAGGAAGTAAAACACGGTTACACAATCGCGATTTATGAAGAAAACGTAACATTGTAAACGCTTACATAAAGCCGAGCGGGGGCGGCATAACCCCCGCAAAGGAGCATTTTATGAAAGTAACTATTAACGAACAATTAGCAAGGGCGGCAAAAGAACAAAACAGTTTTAGCGACTATCAAGACGGAAGCGCAACCGCAAGGTATAACGATTTATGCGCGGAATTTAGGCGCGAAGTAAAACGACTTATAGACGCGCACCCGAAAAACGCAACGCCCGAAGTCCTTGACTTATGCGTGTATTATTCTGATAAATACGAGCAAAAGTTAGCGGAAGCAATAAACCGCGAAAACAGGATAGAAGCAAGTTGCCCGTCAATTATGATTGCGGGCGGATCGAATTTTCCCGTAAGGAAAAAGGAAAAACAGAACAACGCGCGAGAGAGATTTTGGGCGGAGTGCGGCGATCTTTACAAGCCGACAACGTGTTATTATTTCAAAAAAATACAAAACGCGCTTACAAACAAAACAATTTACAGTTCGGACGATTGCGCAATCGAAAAGTTAAAAAATAAACTTGCCGAAATAAAGGAAGAACACGAAAAACATATTGCCGCAAACGCTTATTTCCGAAAAGAAAAGACAATGAAAGGTTTTGAAACCTTGACGGACGAAGAAGCCGAGCGCATAGATAAAGCAATAAAAAACTCTTATTCGTGGGAACAACAACCGTACGCGTCATATAAATTAACAAGCGAAACAACCGAAATGCGCCGAATTGAAAAGCGGATTAAAGATATAGAAGCAATGAAGCAAAGAGCCGAAACCGAGGACGACGACAAATACGAAACCGTTGACGGGATTGAGGTTAAAGAAAACGCCGAGGTTATGCGCATACAATTATATTTTGACGGGAAACCGTCCGAAGACGTCCGCGATTTGTTAAAATCAAACGGTTTTCGTTGGTCGCCAAAGTTTGGAGCGTGGCAACGTCAATTAAATCAACACGGAATATACGCAACAAAACAAGTTTTACAGCAAATAAAAAATTTATAATAATTAAACCGCGCCCGCACGGTTTATCGCGGGTAAAGGAGCAAAACAATGACAATGAGCGTTGAAACAAAACGTCGCGTAGGTATAGGGCTTTACGCGGTAAGTTTGCAAAAAAGGGAAAAGCCGAAGCGTAAAAAATTCGGGTGGCTTTTGAATTTGATAAAAAATAAGAAAAATTTTATCATAAATTGTTAAAGTTACATAAAATTGATTGACAATTCAAAAAAAATACTTTATAATACAATCAGTCGTTATGAGTGGAAGAATAACGGCGAACAAAATACATACTTAAAAAACCTTTTAAGGATTGAGCGGGCTTTCACCCGTGGCGAACTTTTCGCGACGGCGCTCATTCTTCGAAAGGTTTTTTATTTAGGTGGATTATGAACGACTTAAAAAGGGAATTTAGGGGCATTTGGATTGCTCGCGAAATATGGCTCGACAAGCGATTAAACGCGCTTGACAAGGTAATTTTAGCCGAAATTGACAGCCTTGACAACGACGAAACGGGTTGTTACGCCAGCAACGAATATTTAGCGGAATTTTGCCAATGCGGAATAACAAAAGTTTCGACGGCGATCGGAAAACTTATTGATCACGGTTATATTTACGTTGCAAAGTTTGACGGACGAACCCGAATTTTGAAAAGCAGACTTTCAAAAAATGAAAGGCAGACTTACGAAAACCGCGAGGCAGACTTACGAAATTCGCAAGGAAATAATATAACTAACAATCCATTGAATAATAATAAAGAGTGTACGGCCGCCCGATTTACAAAGCCGACAATTGAAGAAATCCGTGCTTATTGTAAAGAGCGAAAAAATAAAATCAACGCTCAATGCTTTTATGATTTTTATGAAAGTAAGGGGTGGAAAGTCGGCAATCAGTTAATGAAAGATTGGCGGGCTTGCGTTCGTACTTGGGAGGCTCGTGAAAATGACGAAAAACCCGAAAAAACATATACGAGCGAACAATTAAACGGTATGTTTGATAATATTACGGTTGACGATCTTTAAGACACGGCGGCGCGGCAAAACGCGTCGCTTTGTTTACTTTTGAATAAAAAATGTTTCCCGTGAAACAATTTTAATATAATATTTTATCATTTTATCAAAATATTTTGTCAATTTGGTTGACAGTGAAATGTAAATTATTGTAAAATAGTATTGTGAAATATTTTATCGAGGTGTAAAAATTGGCAAAGGCGGGGGCAAAATCGAAATATGATACGCTCGTCAAGCCTTATTTGGACGAGATAAACGAAAAAATCCGACAAGGTATAACCGAAAGCGAGATTGCGAAAGCCCTCGGAATTTCGGTTGCAACCTTGAATAATTATAAAATCAAATATCCCGAACTTAAAGAAGCATTAAATAAAAATAAAGGGGCGGACGTATTAAAAGACCTTATAAACGCGGGGATCGAGGCCGCGAAAGGTTATTTTAAGAATAATGAAAGCACGGTTATTGTTACCGACGAAAACGGAAACCCGACGATTAAGCAAAAGACAGTAACAAAAACGTGGTTTCCGCCGAACCCTGTTTTACATAAATTTTACGTTTTGAATTTCGGAAAGGATCAAGGACTTGTCAACGATCCGTTGGAATACGAATTGCGAGTTAAAAAGCAAGAATTTGAAGAAGCGGAAGCAAAGGCGAAAAATTGGGATATTGATTTTTAGAATTTTTGGAGCGCGTCAACGCGCGGAGGGTTGAAATATGGCTTATTACGTTTTAGACGAAAATAAAAATAAAGTCGAAGCATACGACAAAGAGGGCGTGCTTGCTTTATTGGAGCAGGCTATCGAAGACGGCGACCTTTCGCACATTGAAGCCGATAGCGCGTTCGTTTCAAAAATTAAAAGCCTTATAAACGGAACTACGCACCATATCGAATTTGTAACGCAAGCGCAGTTTAATCAGTTAGAAAACGACGACGAACTTGTACCGAATACTTATTATTTTATAACTGACGACACGACGGCGGAAGATTTAGAAGACGCCGTTAATGGTATTTTAGACGGAACAACAAGAGTTCCGAAAGCAACGGACGCAGAAAACGCAGAATACGCGGAAAATGTAACGGAAAAAATAAACGGTAAAAATTTAACGGATATTTTCGAAAGTAACGGAACGACGGTAAAAAACGCAACAAAAATTCAAAATATTGATTTAAGTGATAACACAACGGCGTCTTTTGGTTCGTTTATAATTGCAAAAAAACGAAAAATTGGCGAAGTTAGTGGAAATACAATAACACTAACTGACTTTGTTATTAACAATAATAAAAAATACGAAGCAGTTGTTACTATTTCGGAAAACGGATATAACGCAAACTTTTCATTTATAGGTATAAGTATAACAGGGCTAACTGGAAGTTCTGATTTAAGAATAAATTTTTCTGCAAATGTTGGAAAATTTCAAGTGCCGTTCTTGTCTACGGGATTAAATTTTGTGGATCTATCGTGTACTGGAACGGTTCAAAGTAATACAACGACATTACAATTTAGTGCAAGCAGATATTATATGTCAGGTCAAACATTAAATGTCGCGAGCGCGACAATTAGTGCAATAACACTATACGAAATAATCGAATAAAACGGGGTGAAATATGTCTCAATATATAGACGTAAACGGAAATAAAAAAAAGGTTTTATCGGTTGTTCAGGTTGAGGGTGTAAGCGGAAACGGCGTAACCGATATTGAGTTTAATACAACAAACGGCAAAAGTACGGTTTCGTATGGCGACGGAACGACGCAAGAAAAAGATTATGCGAGCGGAATTATTGGCGCAGTAAATACGGCGCAACAAACGGCACAATCGGCTCAACAAACAGTTGGGGATCTTGCCGACCTTGATACGACGAATAAAGATAGTGCAGTCGACGCAATAAACGAGGTCAATAACGATTTAGACGCTTTATCAACGCAAAAGATTGGTAATCTTGCCGACCTTAGTACCGAAAACAAAACAAGTATTGTCGGGGCAATAAACGAAGCAAACGGCGCAAATCATAAAATCGGCGACCTTAACGACCTTAACACTTATTATAAAGATACACTTGTTAATGCAATAAACGAAGTAAACGGCAAAGTAGACACGAAGCAAGATAAACTTACGCAAGTTACGGACTTAACGCCTACAATGCAAATTCGATCTTTAACGGCGAATACGCGTTATACTTTTGGTACACTTACGAGCCTTGATATTACTTTCCCCGCAACCGCAACCGACGGCGATCAAATAATCGTTGGTTTTGTAAGCGACGAGGCTACAACGCTTGAATTAGATATGATTAACGCGTTTTATAACTTTGTTACTATTAAGTCTAATGCCATTATAACCTTGACGGCAATTTATAACTTAGTTGTGCAAAAGTGGGTTGTTGAGGTAGACGACTTTATGCCTATTGACGCGGTTTTGGAAAACAATTCTTGGGCGGTAATCAAATATGTTTGTCGCGCAGGTATGGCGCATAAGTATTGGCAAATAGGCGATACGAAAAATGTAACGCTTGCGGACGGCTATACTTATCAAGTGAGATTAAGCGATATGACGGCAGGTCGTTATGCTTACGCGGACGGAAGCGGCTCGTCTAACAATGTATTCGAGTTTGTCAAATGTTTGCCCGACGGATACGGTATGAATTCTGCTCCTGCAACAAATATTGGCGGTTTTGCGGCAAGCGAAATGCGTACTTATCTTAATTCGACCGTATTTGACTTATTGCCCGACGACTTAAAGGCGGTTATAGCCGAAGTTACGATATATAGTGGCGACGGCGACAATTTAGACACCGTAACGGCAAGCAACAACAAACTTTTCCTTGCGAGTGCTTACGAAATTGCAGGTAGCGACGTACAACACGATTATTACAAGACCGCCGAAGGCAGTTCGCGATTTGAGTATTATGTAGCGCACCCTTATAGTTATCAGCGCACTAAAACGAACGTTAATTCCGAAGACAATATTTATTATTGGTTGCGTACTCCTTACAAGACTTCTTCGACGTCTTTTTTATTCGTGACTAATGGTGGCGGTATAGGAGTATACGTTTCTTATGATCGCGATAGCGTATGTCCTTTCTTTGTACTATAAGGGGGTTAATTATGAACGAAAACTACGGAAAAATCACAAACAGCAATTTTGATTTTGCACCGCGCATTTTGGCAATAGGCAATAAACGTATTATTAACCCGAAAGAAAAACACTTTTTGCAGGCGGGGTATAAAAAAATCATTAAAACCGAAATGCCTATCAAAGACGGCTATTTTTACGTTCCAAAGTATACGGATCAAGGCGATAGCATTATTCAGGAGTGGATAGAGTACGCGACAGAAAACAAGCGAGATTTTACGCAAGCCTAAAAGCGATTTAATAAACGGAAAATAAGGTTATGGAAGCGCAAAACGAATTGATACAAATCGACGAGCAAATCGAGGCGGAAAAAGCAAAAGTAAACAATAATCTTTTTGCCAAAAAAGAGGTTATTGTCGATCAAGAAGAAAAGAAAGACCATAAAGACGAATTGATCAACACTATGTTTGAGCAAGCCGTCATTGCGAACGTTCAAGACAACGAAGAAGTAAAAAACAAAGTCTTAAACACGGCGCAAACGTACACCGAAACTAAAATGCAAACAATCGCGACGAACGTTGACACCGAACATAAAAAAGCGGTATTTGAAAACAGCGCGAGCGCTTGCGAGTGTTACGGATTTACGGAAAAGACGACGCCGATTTGGGCGGTCAAGACAATGAAAGTCGGATATAGCATTATGCTTGCGATTTGGCTGATAATTGGAACGTTTACTTATATGCCTATTATTTTTATGGCAAAGAAAATTACTTTGCTTGTTAAACATATATGGCTTGGCGCGGTATTTGCGATTTTGATTTATCTCGGCGTTGCCGTGGGTATTCCTTTAATAACAAACCTATGGAGGTAAAAAAATATGGTAGTAGAAAGAATTAAAGACGGTTGCAAAGAACTCGTCGAATTGTTTGATAAAGCAATATCGACGATCGAAGAGACGAAGCAAGCCGAGAAAGACGCGGCGATTGCGGAAATCGAACAAAAATACGCGGAGCGGTTGGACACGTACAAAGCCGACCGCGAACATTACGTCGATAAAATCGAGATCGAAGAATTCGTCGAAGAACCCGTCGAAGAAGCGCCCGAAACCGTTGAAGCGGATCAGGTAGCGGAGCAAGAAGCGGATCAGGAAGCCGAGCAAACCGAGCAGCAGACCGAATTCGGCGTTTGTTGTTAAATGCGACGTTATGAAAATACCGCGCAATTTTACAAGTCGGACGATTGGGCGACTTGCAAAGCGCAAGTCTTAAATGAACGTATTAGATCCGACGGAATTATAATTTGCGAGCATTGCGGCCAGCCGATAATAAAAGGGTTTAATCCGAACGCAAACAACAATGCGGGCGCGATAGTATTTCACCATAAAATATACTTAAACAATTACAACGTAAATGACGCAAGCGTTTCGATAAATCCCGAAAATATTGCTATATTGCATTGGAATTGTCATAACGAGATACACGGACGATTTACAGGCGGAATACCCGAAAAGAAAGTTTATTTAATCACGGGCGCACCGTGCAGCGGTAAAACGTCGTTTGTTCGGGAAAGAATACAGCCGAACGATCTTATACTTGATATTGACGATTTATGGCAGACTATAAGCGGACAGCCGAGGTACACGAAACCGAATAGCCTTAAAACGCTTGTATTCGCCGTTAGGGAAGAGTTAAAGGGTTTGATAGGTAGAGGCGCGGGAACGTGGCGAAACGCGTTTATCGTCGAAGCCTTGCCCGTTAAAATGGACAGACAAAGAGAGATAGAGCGATACAAAGCGCATAACGTCGAAATAATTACAATGGCAGCAACGCAAGAAGTTTGTTTGCAACGGCTATATGCGAACGCGAACGGGCGGGATATAAAGCAATATGAAAGTTATATCAAAGAATACTTTGAAAGATATAGCGAATAAAAACGGGAGGATAACAAAATGGGAAAAGTAGTTAAAGCGTTAAAGAAAGTAGGCGTAGCGGTTAACGGGGAAGAGCCGAGCGGAAGATATATTACGCAAGTATTAAAGTCTTTCGGATTGGAATACACCGAACAACCTATCGTCGGAAAAGGGGTTGCGGATATACTCGAAGATATCGCAAACAAAAAGGGCTTGAAGATTGTCGCAGTAACCGACAACACTATTGACCTTTTAGGTAAAGTAGCAAGCGATTTGCAATCGAACATTACTTTCACCGAAAAAGGCATAAGCGGAATGTTAAAGTACGTTTCGAATTACACGGGATTTTCGAGCAACGTAAGCGAGCAGAAAGGAAATTACATTGCGTTGAAAGCGACGAGCAAGCAAGGCGCAACGATAAAGGCTTTAATCGTAGGCGGCGACCACGGCGAAGTAACGCTTGACAGCGACGGAATACTTGTTGCGCGTATAAAGAACGATAAACAATCGATACGCTTTACCGCGACGAAAGATAACGAAAAGTACGTTGTCGAATATCCGTTGACGAATTTGGTTTTACTGAATAGTTAATCAATATTAAGAAACTTTCGGCGGTAAGACCCCCCATTGTTTGAAATTGTCAGACTATTCGGGGGAACTGTGCGGGGGGAGTTTAGATTTGCACGGGGCAAAAATTTGAAATTTTCGGTTGCCTTGAAAACTTTCGGTTTTTTTTGGTTGGGAACAAATAAAAATTATAAAATTAGGTAAGGAGCGATTTTTATGACGGAAAAGCAACAGGCGAGATACAACGAACTCGCGGAAAACTTAAAAGCCGTTGACGAAACTAAAAAGGGTTTCGTTTTATCGCTTTTATCCGATTTTGTTTTTATTGAAGATCAAATTGAAATACTTCGAAAATATCCGCGCTATATTATAAACCCCGCAAACCCGAAACAGCAAAAAAAATTACCCGTCCACGATATAATTAAAGATTTGCAAGCGCAAAAAAACGATATTGCCGTAAAAATTTTACGGACGCTTGACGGGGAAGTCGGCGAAGAAAGTCCACTTTTGAAAGCGTTATCAAAATTCAATGATAAACACAAATAAACCGTATATCGTACAATACCGCGACGCAATAGAGCGCGGCGAAATTGAAATAAACGGGGAACGCAAACGGCTTGTCGTTGGGTGGAAGATAAAAAAGGTTGTCGATATTCTTTGCGGATATTTAGAAGACGAGCGATTTATATTCGATCCGAAAGAGTGTTATAAACGGTTTGACTTTCAGGAGCATTTCGCGTTACAAGGAAACGCGCCGTTTTATAATAAGCCGTTGAACCTTATGTTATGGCAAAAAGCGTTTTTTGAGGCGATTTATTCGTTTCGCGAAAAGTCAACGGGTTTATTGCTTATCAACGAAGCGTTGCTTGAAGTTGC